AGAGGTTTGAGAGAAACAGAGTCCTTTGAGAGTGTGACCTTAGGGTTCCTGACCATAAGGTACTCACCGGTCTGTATTTCTACAGGGCGACACTGACAAAAATCTATATGTTCCATTTTGTACACGGGTTGTTCGACTTCGATCCTGAAACCGCATTCATGATAGAATTGCTCTAACATATCCAGTTTACAGAGATCTTTCCTTTCCATAATAATTACGCAATCGTCTCCATCATTAACTAATTCTGCAGCGAGACCGTATTCCTCGAAGTAACTATACAAGATACCACACATAATGACAACATTTCCCAACGATGTGTTTGGGTCACCAGACATACGATTATGTTTAGTGCGATACTTCAACCAGCCATCCTCGGCCCTTGCGGTGCCGATGTTGTCGCGTTGTAGCGACATCAGCCAAAGGAAGTACCTACAATAAAAATACTTGTGGTAAATGCCTGACTCGAATTTTAAGGCTGCATTACTAACATGCTCATCGAATCTGGTTGCATCAAGTGAGACTGCTACTGGATCAACAAAGCGTTTCCACTTGTTGAAAAGAGCTGCCCCTCTTTGTGATGCATTCAATCCTTTGAACACTGTAATTGAGCCGAAGATGCTGTCAATATTTTTATACACCTTTTTCTCAATAGATTTGATGTATCTACCTAACTCAACTAGGTACGCCGCATCACGTGGTTGGATGATGCGAGGCGCTGGGTCCTTCTTCAATGTGAAATTGTATTTCTCAGTTTTAACAAAAGCTTTCACACGTGCACATTTTGCGGTGAAACCATTGCGTTGCAACCAATCACTAGCATTCTGGTAAATTGTCCGTTTACGACCCTGGTATGATGAGACGAATTGGTCTCTCTCCATCGGGGTGGTTACTCTGGCTAACTTGTCCATAGCTTTCTTGAAAGGTGCTAACTTAGCTGTGAAATTATTTTCACTTGGTCTGTGGGGGGTAGTCCAGCCTATTACTGGGTCTTTGACGTAATAGACTCTCTCCTTAAGGGCCCGTTCTATAGTTGATATACGGGAGTTGTATACTCGGAAATCATGGTGTGCGGCCATGCCGGTGAACACAAATGATTTCTTCGTCTTGGTTGGTGTGACCCCTGTCTTTACTACCACCAGGTCGCTATGGTCGGGACACAATGACTCGGGTGAGTCCATAGCTGGTAGTGGACAGAGGCCCCATCAAAGGCCGCCAGCCGGTTCGTATCTGCTTGAGGCAGATCCGAACCAGTTGAACAACCATGGGAGACTTCTTGTGGTATAGAGTTTCTTACTTTCGTCTCGGCGCATATTGAACGCTGCGGATTGGCGGATGCGCAATCCTAGCAGTTCGCTATCGGTAGGCACAAAGAAGAGCTCTAATAGAAGTGGCAGCATCGCAGACTGATGGGAGGGTCTTAACCCGTGTTCCGTCATCTGTGACGCTAAGAACCTAGATAAACATATCCTATCTGCTCTGGTGTCTTGCATCAAGGGGTATTTCAACTTGGCGTCGGCGATCAAATCGGCCATGTAGCTCGGATGCATTCGCTTCTTCACTACTATAGCGTCATCTAAGAAAGGCGCGTCATTGACTGCGTCTATTAAGTTCTGAGCAACCTCCTCATCCTTAGCACTAATGGTGGGTGTTAGGTAGGAGTAGAAGAGGTTCTTGAAATAGGTGGATGGGGATCTTAAGCCAGCTAACCGCCATGGGTTAAAAGGCTGTAAGATTTCGATGGAAAGTGCTTCCTTGAGGACGGTAAGAATACCGCCATGATTCTCGGAAGGACTGAAGTAGTTATCGTAGGCTCCGTCAATTTCAAGTTCACCTGTAGCTGGAGTGTTACGGGGACTTGCTAAAGCGGAATCGTTTACGCTGTCGGGGTCACTTGAAGCGGACCCCAGTGTCATACTATTTTCATTCGACATTCTTATTTCAACCACTATTAATTTAT